TAAATGGTTCTGTGCTCTCTGATGTAGGTTCAGAACCAGCAATAGCAGAACTCCCACCAAAGTTATCTAGAACTTTGTATATACGATTGTCAGATGTCCTAAAGAAAAAGGTAGAATCGAATAGGTTTGTTGCACCAGAGGTTGTCGTATTAGATGAACTAACATTGTGTTCATACATATCAAATGTGCTTGTAGCAGACCAATCTCTGCGAGGTATTGCAAATGAGATGTTGGTTGATGCAATTTTCTTTGATGCAATCGCAGAGTCCCAAGTATAAAACTCACTTGTAACATCATCGGCTGGTGTGGGAGGAGAGTCATCCGAACCACCAGAGGTTGCTGATGTGAAAGGTGAAGACTTACCAATTGTTAAATAGTAAGCGTTACCAGAAGACTCACTAAACGACTCATGAAACTGAGTTGCGTTATGTTGTCTGAATTTTTCTGTTATAATTGCTGACATGTTTTCTTCCTCTTACTATTTATAAGTATATCTCACAAAGTATTTATATATTTCCTCAATCGGTTTTCCAAGATTTACTGTCCTCATACCAAAAAGCAAGACCCCCCAATTCTTCTGGATATGGAGTAGGAGGTTGCCAGTCAAAATTTGAGTCCAGTGTCCAAGATGCAAATGGTTTTGGAGATATGAATACATCATTGGTTGAGTCATAAGTATATCCTGGGCCTGGCATACACTTTCGGATACGAGCATTATAACTACATTGTATCCATGTCCCTCCAAGTTTTAAGTCAGTTGATAAGAAATCATTCCCACGACTCTCTTCAGAATCAGGGACAACCAAAACTCTAAGAACAATTCCGTTACTATCTATTTCTGCAAAGTGTGCCATTACAACGTGATACTCCCAGATGAGGTCCACTGATAGATTCTATATCCTCCAGATGTAGAAACAGATGGAGAACCTGTTGTAGCGCTTGCAGCATCAAAAGAGTCTGGATAACGAATACAAACAAATCCTGAGCCGCCGTTTCCACCGGCACCGCTGTTGTATGGTGCGGGTTGTTGTTGAGAACCACCACCGCCACCTCCACCAGTGTTTGCTGTTCCATTACCGCCAGGATTTGCACCACTACCAGCACCACCATTTCCTCCGCCGCCTGATCCACCAGTGCCTCCACCACCAGACCCAGAATATCCAGAACCGCCGCCACCACCAGCTCTTGTTACGGATGACCCTGTAATTGATGAAGCAGTTCCAGCACCACCATTACCACCAGTATTACTACCACTAAGGTCTGAATGCGGAGCACTACTTCCATCATGTCCTCCTCCACCACCAGCACCGTATGTGCCATCCGCAGAGGTATGAGAACCACCATCATTACCTTCGGATGGTGTAAATCCACCCGCATTTCCTGTTCCAGCAGAGCCTCCTGCCCTACCTCCTCCACCAGAACCACCATTAGCACCGTCAGGGTCATCGCCCCCGCCGCTGCCGCCGCCGCCATGACCTCCAGCAGTTGATGTAATGGTTCCAAAAACAGAGTTATTTCCGTCTGATCCAGCCCCACCAGTTCCTCCTCCTGTGCTTCCATTTCCTGATCCACCAGCACCGACTGTGACCGTTATCTCAATGCCAGGAGATACTTGAAGAGCAGTTCCACCGACATTTGTGCGAAAACCACCAGCACCACCAGCAGCACCCAAACGCTTACCGCCACCGCCTCCACCGGCAACTACGAGGTATTCTACAGGTATACCACCACTAAAATGCATAACAGGGTAGGTAAACATATAGACTCCTAAGAAAAGTTCAATTGAGATACGCCGTACATGGATGTTCCATCACTTACAAATGATATTACATCAATGGCATTGGCACCTGTGGAAAGTGTCGGAGAAGTACCGCCGGGAAATTTATAGGCACTGGCGGCCGTATTAAGTGTGCGTGATCCAGAGTCATCTTGTTTAACAATGAGAATATAAGTTGACCCTGCAACCTGGCCAGATGGAGCATCTAAAACCCGGCTGCCTCCAAGAGTAACCTGTGCAACTTGATTTGTTGTTAAGTCCCACTGAATGTTAGCTGCATCAGTTAACGTGGTCAAGGTAAAACTTTGTGCTTCTGTATATTCACCTTTTGCTCGACCTGGCGTTACATCTTCTAAAAGTAAATTAGAACCAGCGTTTGTCCCACTACCATCTGACCCACCATCTTCAATAAGAAAGTGATCATTTGCATTAGTTGCTGCTCCAGAACTACTATTCAATGCGAGTTTATGATTAACGGAGTCAGCAGATAAAGTACCAGTGATTTTTAAATCACCTGATGTTGTCCCTGTTGCTGTTACTTGTCTTCCTAAGTATGGCATTCATTCACTCCGTTAACTAGGCTCCGTAGGCCAAGTAATTGTTCCTTGCACAGTCGTATCATTTAGAGTTCCAGGCAAATCTCTTAGCTCTTGGCGATAGGTCTTCCATGCAGAACTCATAGTTACATCAGAGTTACCCATGTAATCTGATTCAGTAAGTTTTGCGTTACGTTCTGCTCTAAGTTTTGCCCAAGCTCTCGTTGGTGCAGAATCTTCCCAAGCCTTCTTATCTGCATCTTTCTCAACTTTCTCATCGTCTGTCAACTCTTCTTCAAAAGTAACTCCACTAGTAGCATCACACACTATTCTTTTACCATATGACATCTTGAACTCCTATGCGTTTGGCCGTCTGTAAAAAAAGAATTTACCCTGCGTTATATTTGTAGAGCTACTAAAATAAAATTTAGCTGCTGTAACCGCAGAGTCGGCATTATAAAAACCTGATATGTCATTCACTCCTGCTTGAGTCGTTGCCATTTTGCCAAATCCTTGACCGTCAAAAAATGTAGGTGAGCCGGTATCTGATGGGTTGAAAATTTGGATGGTAAATCCACAAGTTTCACCTGTTCCAGTTCCGGCATTTTGTGCAATAACCGTCACTTGCTGGTGATTGCCGTGAGAATTCTCATGATTGAATGAGTTAGCTAGATCGTTATTGAAGCGTCCAAATGCACCAAAGACGTAATTTGAAGATTGATAAGATGGAGTGCCACCTGTGCCAAATTGCATATATAAACTACGATCATCAGCTGCTGGAATAATATCATATGCCTGAATCAAATAATCGTAACCCGACTCCATTCCTGTAAGAGCTGCCTCTGAAGAACCAGAGGCGGTTAAACCACTGATAAATGAATACCCACCAGAAGCAACCGTTGTAAATGTAGGTGGAGAACCAGCACCAGCAGAGGTAAGCAACTGACCAGAACTACCTGTTGATACAGCAGCCGGATTGCCAGAGGCATCAAAAGTAATAATATTACCGTCTGTTCCGCTTGCAAGTTTTGCTAGAGTTACCGCATCATCATTAATTTTAGCAGTGGTAATTGCTCCATCAGCAATATCCCCCGCTATTAGTGCCGAAGCTGCTGGTGAAGAGCCAAGATAAGGCATTAGGTTATCTCCATTACACTTAGAGTAGCATCTAATGAAGTTCCAGCAGATGCACCTATTGTTACAACGTCTGTAGTCTCTACAACAATTTTTTGTCCAGCAAAAACCTCAAGTGTGGTATCGCCAGGAATAGTTACCTGATTGAGAAGTGTAACATCTACGTTGACAGCATCATTTGCTCCAGTTCTGTTAGAAGTGTTACTTGAAAGTTTAACTGTAACAGTTCTAGCGTCTGCAACTTTGTTAGCAATATTCAATCCAAGAACAACGGATGTTACCCCAGTTCCAGCCGTATATATTGTGCTAAACGTACCACTATCAGCAGCAACATTTGCTATCGTAAAAACTTTAAAGGTATTGGCCATTGATTAATCTCCGTTTCTCAACTATTTATAATATTTATCCTAAAGCAATTGCAAGTGCTGTTGCCTCTCCACTCGTTAGTGTAACCACTCTTGATAGTGCGGCTTTTCTATTTGTTCCACCAGCACCATTATCTACTATGATTAAATCTGTGGTTGCTAAATCTTCACCAATGTCTGTTCCACCGTCAATGTCTATTGCAACTAAAGGTAAAGTTCCCGTATCTCCAGTTCCTATCAGAGTACCAGACTGAGTTGGCAATACACACACTGCACTACTAGCTAAAGAGTGTGGTGCAGATTGTAATGTTTGTGCGTGTGCGTTTGAACTCTCACAATAAAGTTTGATCTGTGATACAGAGCCTTCATTTTTAAGATCAAGAAGACCACCACTGATGTACAAATCATCAGATAACACTATATCTCCATCTGCTTCAATTTGTATTGCAGCGGCGGTGGT